ACAGCTGCGGAACTTCGTAAGACTTATTTGGAACTCAAGCGGTCTCTCGGCGATGCCGGGCAACATGATCCACTAGAGGCCTTGCTGAAACGCTAATGGGTAGATTAGATCATGGAGTTCGCTATCCATCCATTTACACTAAAGCCTTACGACCTCACACTCGGATGTTCACCGATGGGGACAAGGTTATTGAACTTGTAAAAATGGCTTGGAAGTCACCAGAGAACCCCGATGGTGTTGAGCTTGATGAATGGCAGAAGTGGCTTATCCGACACATGTTGGAACGTTACCCGAATAACCATCCGACTTATCCTGGGCAACTTCGTTACAGGCAGATTGTGGTTTCGATGGGGAGGCAGAATGGTAAGTCATTGCTGGGTGCTATTCTGGGTGTTTATGGCCTGTTGCTTCATCAGCAAGGTGCTCAAGTTATCTCTATCGCCAGTTCAACTGACCAAGCCCGAATCATTTATTCGCGAGTGCTCTTTACTATTCAAAATAACGAGTATCTGAAAAAGCGTTTCAAAAAGGCTACCGAGCAACGTGGTATTGTGACCGCTGATGGTTCTGCTAGGTATGACGTAAAAGCCGCTAAAGAATCTGCCTTGCAAGGTATCCCGATGTCTCTATGTCTCTTTGACGAGTTGCATATTGCTAAACGTGGAATGTGGTCAGCTGCGGTTCTAGGTACTGCTCAACGTAAAGATGGAATGGTTATTGGTATTACTACCGCTGGCGATGAAACCTCAGAGACACTAATCGAACTTTACAAACTTGGTATTCAAGCGGCCTCTGGTGATAAAGAGTTAGAACGTTTCGGGTTCTTTTGTTGGGAGGCTCCAGAGAATGCTCAGATAGATGACCCTCACGCTTTGAGATGTGCGAACCCTAGTATCGACGCTGGACGTTTAGATTTGAATACTGTTCTGTCCGACATTAGATCTATACCGGAGCATGAGGCTAGACGCTACAGATTGAACAGGTTTATCTCTGGTACAGCTGAATCATGGATTCCAGGTGAATTATTTGCTCAAGCATCGGGTGATGGAATCACGAATCAAGAGAATGTCATTCTGGCTGTCGATAGAACTAAGAACTGGGAATACGCGTCTATTGCTGGTGCTCGAAAGTGTGAGGATGGCACTTATGAGACTGAGTTGATTGCTGGTTTCGCTGGTGCAACTGAACAGCAACTTTATTCTAAGATCCATGAACTTTATGCTAGAGGCACTATCAAGGCGATAGCAGTTGATGATAGACAGATGCCTAATTTGGTGAAACGTCTAAAGATAGATGGATTACCTGTTTGGCCTTTATGGACTAAAGAGATTTCAGCTGCATGTTCGACTGTCTACGCCATGTTTAGTTCTGGTGTTGTCAAGCATCGTAATGATCCATTACTTGTAGTTCAATCGCCTCGCGGTATCGCTAAATACACCGGTGAAACTTGGCTTATCTCTCGGCGTGAATCTCTCGGTGACATTGACGCTTTGATGGCTACTGTTATGGCTTTGTATGTTTCCGCGACACACCAAGAATATGGAATACAAGTATTTTGACCATGTCGTATATGTGCTATACAGTTTGGATGTATGGCAAGCATTTGGCAACGCCTCCTGGGTAGAGATGTAGAGCAACGTTCTGCAACTCCAATTTGGCCTACCCGGAGCGACTACGCGGTATCTGGTAATACTGCTCTAACTCTCACAGCTGTGTATCGGTCAATCCAGATCATAGCGACTCCGATTAGCAAGATGCCTATGAGGACTTTGAGATACGCGACAGGTATTGAGGTTCCAGTTGAGAACCCGATTCTGATAAATAAGCCCGACTTCTCTCAAACTAAACGTGACTTCTTATTTCAAACTGTTGTCTCTTTATCGTTGGATGGTAACGCGTTCTGGCTAAAGTCCTATGACAGTAAAGGCCAAGTCAATAACCTAACTTTGATTCCAGCTAACGCTGTGACTGTTCGACTAGATGAACGTGGCCAGAAATGGTATGACTATCAGGTAACTAATCAGGACACTATGAAGTCCACCATGACTGACATTCAGCATTTGAAACTGTTTAGCCAAGCAGGGTATTTGCGTGGACTTGGACCGATTGACGCTTGTGCTAAAGACATTGCCGCCGCGTTAGATCTACGAAACTTTGCCGCTAACTGGTTTGGTCAGGCTGGCATTCCGACAGGTATTCTAAAAACCGATAAGCCTATTGGTGCTGAGGACGCTGAACTCATAACTGAGAGATGGCACTCTAAACAGTCAGAACGTAAAGTCGCGGTTCTTGGTCAAGGTTTCGAATGGCAGACAGTTCAACTAAACCCTAGAGATGCCATGTTCACTGATGTGCAGATTCAACAGGTTCAGGCCATTGCCAGATTGTTCGGTGTTCCAGCTCGTCTATTGCTGACCGGTGTTGATGGATCTAGTGACACTTACACTAACCTGCAGGACGAGAACCAAGTGTTCTATCGCCACACTCTTATGGCTTACACCGATGCAATCTCTGACGCTCTGTCAGAATGTTTGCCACGTGGCACTAGAACTGAGTTCAACTTTGAGGGCCTATTCAGGGCTGACATGGCATCAAGATTTGGTATGTGGGAAACCGCTATCAGGGCAGGATTTATGACTGCCGAGGAAGTTAGAGAAAAGGAAGGTCTCCAAAATGACCGAGATTGAAACTAGAAGCTTTGAGGTTCGCCTTGACGCTGAGAAACGTGAAGTAACTGGAATTGCTGTGCCTTATGGCCAGACTGCCGACATTGGTGGAGCCTATCAGGAACAGTTCGTGCCAGGTGCTATCCGTTCAGTTGAGGATGTAAAACTGTTCTGGCAACACTCAGAACCTATCGGCAAAATTGTTTCAGGTAGAGACACCGATGAGGGCTTTGAGATTACAGCTTCAATCAGTTCGACCCCTAGAGGCGATGAGGCTTATACGTTATTGAGAGATAACGTCATCAACAAGTTCAGCGTGGGCTTTGTTCCAGTAGAGCAAACACGCGAGGGCAACCTAGTTACCAGAACTCTGGTAGATCTAAAAGAGGTTAGCCTTGTAAGTTTCCCTGCGTTCAGCGGTGCATCTGTCGCCGAAGTTCGTGAGGAAAACCCCGTTACTAACCCGGTAGCGGATTCAACCCCTAATGAAAAGGAACCATCTATGTCAGAGAACATGGAATTGGATGTCCGTTCTGTTCAGGATGAAGTGGCTGAGATTCGCCGCGAACTTGAACTTGTAAAGGCTCCTACAATCAGCGTTCCAACCTTTGAGACTAAGTTCCGTTCTCAGGGTGAATACGCTAAGGCTCTAGTCACAGGCGACAGCGACGCTGTTGAACTGTTCAGAGCTGCAACCTCGGCTGATGCTGCACTTCGTCCAGCGTTCGTCGGTTTCATCAACAACTTGATCAACTCTGGTCGTCCAACTCTGAACGCGTTCAGTGTCAATGCACTTCCAGCAACTGGTCTATCTGTTGAATACGCTAAGGTGAACACCAACACTATTGCTGTTGGCAAGCAGACCACCGAATCAACTGCACTATCTACTGGTGACGTTGCTCTATCGACTGTCTCTGTTGCTGTTGGCACTTATGGCGGTTACGCTTTGATTTCACGTCAAGCAATTGAGCGTTCGACTGTGAACTACTTGGATGTTGTATTCCAGGCTATGTCACTTGCTTACGCCAAGAAAATGAACACCGAGTTCATTGCTGTACTTGCTGGCCTAACTTGGACTGGTAAGACTTTTGACGTTTCGGCTCTAACTGCAACTGCAGTCATGGGTGGAATCGCTGATGGTGCAGCTTACATCAACGCTCAGACTGGTCTATTCCCTGAGTTCATCGTTGCTGGAACTGTCGCTTACAAGCGTCTAGTCAGCATCGTGGACACCGCTGGCCGTCCAGTTGTATTGCCTGTTGGTGCTGGTGTAAACAACATTGGTGGATCTAACGTTCCAGCTCTAACTGGTTCGATTCTTGGACTTCCAATCATTTGCGACCCTGCACTTGACAGCAAGACCGCTTACCTTGCAAACTCTTTGGCATTGACCACTTGGGAATCGTCAGGAACTCCTGCACGTCTATCAAGTACCGATGTCACCAAGTTGCAGGACTCTTACTCTGTTTATGGTTACGCTGCTTTCGGTGTTCCATTCGAGGGTGCAATCGTCAAGCTGAACACCGGAGCCTAATAACTCATGGCAGTTTCGGTGGAGCAGTTTAGAGCCTATGTTGGCACTAAAGAAGTTTCGGATTTCGTGGACACATGCCTGGCATCTGCAAACCAGATGGTAAGCAAGTTCGTGGGAACCGCTAGAGTGCCTCAAGGTGTTCTAGATTCTGCGGTGTTATCTTGTGCTTCTGAATTGTTCCACCGGCGTTCAGCCCCTAATGGTGTTGCTCAGTTCGCTGACATGGGAACCACAGTAAGAATTGCTAAGGATCCTATGAACGCGGCTAGAGAAATGCTATTACCCTTTACTGGGCCCGGACTATGACTAATGAGATTACTGCTTCTAAGGCAGAGTTCGCACTAGATCTAACCACAGCTGGTTTAGATGTGTTGGACTTTGTCCCTGAACGTGTAACTCCTCCAATAGTTATCATCTCGCCAGATAGCCCCTATTTGGTGACTGAGACTGTAGGGAATGAGTATCGGCTTGGTTTGAAACTGACTTTGGTGGCGGCTACCGCGACTAATGAGGAATCAACTGAGGCTCTCGATGAACTTATTTCGGACACTCTCGTAGCGTTGGAAACTATTAGTTATGCGGTCCTAAAGTCCGTACAAACCCCGTTCCGTCTAGCTGTCAATAACGCTGAGTATTTGGCAACAGACATCACCTTGGATTTATCCATAACCCTATAAGGAAATAAGATGCCAGCATCAACAAGAATCAAGGCCACGAACATTGTGTTCAAGATTGGTACTACCGACTATGCGTGTGACGCTAACTTGGTTGAACTAACCCTGAACGATGCTCCTGGCGATGTACAAACATTCTGTGAGGTTCGTGTAGGTGGCGAGTGGAAGTTACAGCTAGATGGTACTACCTCTGGCGATACTGCTTCTCTGTACCGCTTATTGTGGGCTAACTTCGGAACCGAAGTCGCTTTCACAATTGCACCACAGGGAAACGCTACCGCGAGCACCACTCAACCGCACTACACAGGTACAGTCGTATTTGACCAGTTGCCTCCATTGAGCCTAAACAGCGGTGACGTTGTCAAGTTCTCTGTGACTCTAACTGTAAAGAACGCTGTTCACACTCCATCAGCTACGCCTCCGGTGTACTACGGAGTCACTCTAAAGACAAGCTAATGCCTTACGTTGAGAGTCGTATTCAGATTCTCGGCTTGAATGAGGCAGTTGCCGGCCTGAAAGCTATGGGTGCCGAGAAGGAACTCAAAGAACTAAACTTTCGGGTCGGCAAACTTGTCGTAAAAGAGGCTAGAGAATTAGTGCCAGTTCGTAAAGGTAGATTACAAGAATCTATTCGGGCATCTAAAACAGCCAAAACAGTTGTAGTTTATGCTGGTAGAGATCCATTGGTTCCGTACGCTAACCCTATCAACTGGGGCTGGTTCTATGACAGAGAATATTTCATCCAAAAGAACATTATGCCTACTCAATACATGAATAAAGCAGCCGCTAAGGTTCGTGGACTAATTGGAACATTCTATATGCAAGACTTGATTGCAATCTACGAGAAATATGCTAAAGAACAGTATTCTGGAAACGTAGTTCTAAACCGAGATCTAATTGACGTAACTATGAGAGGAAACTAATGACCACACCATTCGATTTCGAGAGTTTGACACTTGAGGAAGTTGAGACCATTGAACTGATTACTGGTGCAAGTATTGACCAGATCATGGAGGCGAAACAACCTAAAGGTAAAGCACTAAAAGCCATCATCTTGATTATCAAAAGGCGGCAGGACCCTAGCTATACGATTGAGCAAGCCGGTGCCCTAAAAATGTCTGAGGTAAATGAGTTGCTGGCTGGTGATGAAAAAAAAGAGTAATAGCAGATAAGGCGGCCAAGCGGATGGCGTTTATGATAGTTCACGCTGGAGTAAGCGTTTCAGAGTATAAGCAACTCACTCTACGCGAATACCAGGCTATTGCTGACGCTGTAACAGAGAAAGGCCCTATGTAATGAGTGTTCTGAGACTTACCCTTATCTCTGATCCAAGCAAGTTCAAGTCAGGTTTAGATAAGGCATCTAAGGAACTAAAGAGCTTTGGCTCTGTTGCCAGCAAGGTGTCCTCTGGTGTCACTAGGGCTCTTGGAACTGTTGGACTTGGCCTTGGTGTCGCTAAACTTACTGGCTATCTAAAAGAATCTGCTAAGGCCGCAGCTGAGGATGCTGTATCTAAAAACCAGTTGGCACTATCTCTAAAGAACACTCTTGGAGCAACTGTCGCTACTACTGAGGCGGCGGAACGCTGGATTCAAAAAACCTCTAACGCTGTCGCGGTGCTAGATGACGATTTGAGACCAGCCCTAGCTGACGCTGTTCGTGCAACCGGTTCATTGGATCGTGGACAGTCTCTGTTGAACTTGGCATTGGACATTTCAGCGGCTAAAGGCAAGAACCTTGGTTCGGTTACTAATGCTCTTAGTAAGGCTTATGGCGGCCAATACACTTCATTACAAAAACTATTGCCTGGTGTCAAACTTGGTGTGAACTTCTACGCTGATTTGACTAAACAATTCAAGGGCTCCGCTGAGGCGGCTGCAGATCTAAACCCTTACCAGAGGTTGCAAGTTATCTTTGAGAATCTAAAAGAGGAAGTGGGAACTGCATTACTGCCATTAGTCAAACAGTTTGCAGAATACTTACAGAGTCCTGAGGGCCAAAGGAACTTACGCCAACTAATTAGAATCTTGCAAGAGGTTGGTTTGGCTGTAGGTAATGTTGGCAAGTTCTTTATTGAAAACATTGTTCTAATCAAGTCTCTAGTTGCTGGCATATTGACTGCAAAGTTGGCTATTGGTGGTTTGACTATCGCTATGAAACTTTATGACATGGCAACTAAGTTAGCGACTATTTCGACCAAGGCCCTAAAGTACGCTTTGATTTCGACTGGTATTGGTGCCATCGCGGTTACTGTTGGAACCCTTGCAGCTGCATGGATGTCGGCCGCCGATGCTCAAGAGGATTACTACACTCAAACAGAACAAAGCGAAGCGTTTAGGAAAGCCTTAGAAGCAACTGGTGACGCGACTGTTGAAATAAATGAGAACTTAGGTCAGATATTCAAAGATGGTGTTCTTATATTTGACCAAGCTCAATGGGACCAGAATGTGCAAAGAATCAAAGACAAGATTATCCAGGCAAAAGATAACATCACTAAAACTGCCGAGAAGTTTAGAGACAGCGTTGGATTGGCATTTGGAACCACAGGTAAAGACGAGTATTCATTCTTCAACGTTGACAAGGTTATTGAAAAACTAAAGCGGATGGTAGACGCGGCTAAGGGATTTACTGGGAACCTAAGGAAACTTGTCAAGCAGGGTGCCGGGCAGGATGTAATCAACGAGCTTATTGGCATGGGCCCTGCTCAGGGTAACATCGTGGCTAAGGGATTACTGCAGTCAGGCAGATTGTCGGAGTATCTGGGACTTCGTGGATCTCTTTATGGTACTGGTGCAAGTGTCGCTGGAGTCGGCAACACCGCTGGTCAAAAGACTTACACCATCAACATCAACAAAGCCAACGTTTCAGCTGCCGAAATCATCAAAGAGATTCGTAACTTCGAGAAGCAAACCAATAAAAAGTATTTCGCTAACTAATGGCTAATAACGTTTGGGACATCAAGTCGAATCTACGGATTCAATACTTACCTACACCATCGGGTTCATGGACTTCCATTGAGGCTGACACTTATGAGGTGAGCATTGACCGAGGTATCTTGGTTGAACGCGGAGTGTTCGCTAGACCAGATTATGGTACTGCTCAGGTTCGGCTAATCAAAAAGGATGTTTCAGATCTAGTTACTGGACCTAACTACAAAGCCAACATGCCTTTGCGTATTCAATACCAGCCTCAGCCCGATACTCAACCAACTGTTTGGCAGTCATTCTTTCATGGCTTTATCAGCAACGTGGCGATGCAGTTTGATGTTGATTCTCAAAAACTAAAGATAACTATTTCGGCCGATGACACAACTAAGATTCTATTGAACACTCGCTTGACTGTGTTTGACATCAACAGCACTTACCACAGCTTCAAACAGATTATGGTCAAACTTGGTTCGGACATTCAGGCAGTTGATTCTAGGTTCTCACTTAGCCAGGATGGTCCCGGCGGTAGTGCCACATTCCAAGATTACGAAACCTTTGATGACTTTGTATCCGGTGAACTTGTAAATAGATTGCTAGATGCCGAACTCGGTTGGGTTTATTCCGCTAAAGATTCCAGTTTGCAGTATTACATGACTCGAAATGACGTGGCCACTAAGCGAACCGCTTGGAGTAATACCGAACTGACCATCTCTAACGTTCACTCAAGTTCTGTAGATCACATTTGCATGAACGCTATTGACCTAGTGTTTGATACTGATGGATTAGTAAATAGTGCCAAAGTTATTGACGACAGTTCTAAACTCGATTACACCAAAAAGAACACCACATCTATCAGCACTTATGGCGAATGGCCAGCGGACTTTATTATCGACATGGACATAGGTTCATCGCCTCACACTAGATTGCAAGATTGGGCTCAAGCTGTAGTTGATGCTGCCGACCCTAAAAGAATTGACGCTGTATCTTGTCCTGCCTTGAGACGTGACGGAACCACCAGCAAGATTATTGACCGCGAAATAGGAGCCAAACTACAAGTCGAGTTTGTAGATCCAGCGAACAGTTCTAACAAGATTCAACAAGTGGCTTTGATTACTCGGATTCGCCATGAGATAAGTGCTGACCATTGGGAAACCAGTTTCGGCTTGTGGAAAGGTATCTGATGACTCAGGAAGTTTGGTTGTGGGTGGTCTCAGGTATTCTGACCGGTACAAGTGTCACAGCTTTGTTTAGGTATCTAACTACTAGACGTTTCCAGTCAATTAGTTTGGAGCAGAAACTTCGAGCTGAGATGTTTGAGCAGATAGACAACTTGAAACAGGAACTCGCCACGCTGAAACAGGAACTTGACCATTGGCGTGATAAATACTTAACTTTGAGTAAGGAATACAACAAACTGAAAACCGAGTTCGACAAGCTAAAAAAGGATAAATGATGGCAAAAGAAACCGAACCTAAAGTAACCACTTCATGGGCACCATTTCCGTCTCCAGGTCAAACACCTGCACCGGTCGAGGCTCCTGTTGAGGATGCTCCTAGTGAGTGAAACCTACACAGTTACTGACGGCCTATTCAATTTAGAGATTCTGGCTGGATCTACATTCCCTAGCGTTGCTGGTGACTGCGAGTTCTACCCTACCGACTCTGATGGTGTTGCTTTCGCTTTATCTGGTTACACCGCTAAATTGCAGATTCGTGAGAACCCTGGCACTACAGCAATTATCGACATCACGCCGACAGTAAACAGTTCTACTAACTCGGTAGCGTTCTCGCTTACACCTACTCAAACATCGTTGCTAACTAAAACTGATTATGTTTGGGCTCTCGAATTGACACAGACTTCAACTGGAAAGGTTCTAACGCTGGCAAGAGGTCAAGTTCTTGTTACGCCTGAAATAGTCAAATGATAGTTAAGATAGTTGTCCCTGATTCTATTTATGCCAACGTGTACTTTGCTCGCGGTGAGCAAGGCCCTCAAGGTGTAACAGCGGTAGTTACAGCTGAATCTAGATTGTCAGATCAACGTGTTCCAACTGATGGAAGTGTTACTGACACCAAGATTGTTGCTGGAGGGTTATCACCTAACAGGGTTACAGGCACGGCAGTTATTACAACTGACTCTAGGCTCTCTGACGCTAGGACTCCTTTAGCTCACGCCGCCACTCATGGCTCCGCAGGTTCAGACCCTGTCACTCTGGCACAGTCACAGATCACTAACCTAGTTTCAGACCTCTCAGCCAAAGCACCTATTGACAGTCCTGTATTTACCACTAAAGTAACCTTGCCTGTTACTAGTGGAACATTCTTAGGCACTAACTCTTTAGGTGAAATCTATAAGGTAGGTTCTGCACCTGGTTTAGGTTATGTTCCTTATACTGCATCGGTTGGCGGTGGCATCGCATGGCAGAACCTAGCAACATTAGCTAAAACAGATTCCACAAACACCTTTACTTCTAACCAGCAAATAAACGCTGGACTGCTAATCGGAACACAAGTAACTGGAACTACAGCTGCATCAGGACAATTAAGAACATCATCCGACACCGGTAGCAACTACATCGACACGACAGCAAACTCAAGTGCCAACGTGGGACCAGGTTACACAGGTCGCAGAGCCAGAGGATCAGTCGCATCACCATCACAAGTTCAAGCTAATGACTTACTATTTGGAATCTTTGCTAATGGTTGGAATGATGCTGGAGCCTTTAGTGGTAACAGCGTAGCTTTCAGGATGATAGCGAACCAAAACTTTACTACTACGGGTATCGGCTCGGCCATGGTCTGGGAAACTGCTACAGATAACACGACTGGTCGTGCAGAACGTATGCGAATAACTGGATCTGGAACGTTGTCTATTGGAACTACTGGTGTTGCAGGTCAATTAGGTGTAGTTTCGGCTGACGCCGCTAGACAGGGTCTAATTGTTCGTGGTGCTGCAGGTCATACTGCCTCCTTACAGGAATGGCAAAACTCGGCAGGAACCGCAGTACTTGCAGTCACTTCGAGCGGTTTTATATCATCTAACTCTGGAGCAAACTTTAACTCTGCTTTGACACAAATTGGTGCAGCTAATGGTGGTGGGCAAATAACTTTCAATAAACAAACCGCTGCCACTACTAATCCAGGTGCAAATGCCTTACGTATTTATGTTCGCGATGGCACTAACGCTGGAACACTAAAACTAGTTGTACGTGCAGGTGCAGCCGGTGCTGAAACCACTATCCTAGATAACATCCCACAATAAGGAAACTAAATGTCATTCAATGTCCCTGATGAAGTAAAGATAACCATGCTCACAGAGCGAATCAAAGCTTTAAACATAGAGGGTTATCAACATGAACTAAACAAAAAATCTGCTGAGGCCATCGGTAACGATGAAGTAGTCGCGTCAAGTGAACAAGCCATCGAGATTATCGCTAACGCTATCGCTGTACATGAACAGGAACTTGCTGAACTAGCATGACCACTCTGATTCATCCAGTAGATCCTAAACGTATCACCGACACATTCGGGACGCGTTCAGAACTGCGTAAGTCTCTCGGCCTTGGCCCGCATCGTGGAGTCGATTATGGTGTCCCTAAAGGCACTCCGCTAAAAGCGGTTGGCAAGGGAACTATAGTCAAGGTTTATCGTTCAGAGATACTTGGTTGGACTGTCGAACTTAGAACTTATGTGACTGCCGATAAGGTTCGTATCTTTAGTTATTCACATCTTGATGGTGTGTTTATTGAGGAGGGAACTAAAGTTCAGCAAGGTGACATCATCGGAGTATCTGGAAATACTGGTGTGAGCTCTGGCCCTCACTTGCATTTCATGTGTGGCAAAACTGAACATCTGGCCATGAACGCTGTTGAGGACCCTCTGCAATGGCTTCCAAAGATAGGTAAATAAATGAAGTATTGGATCACTAGAACCCTCCGAGTCCTGGCATTCGCTTTGGCCACCGGTATCGCCTTTATGGGTGCAGGTAACCTATTCGGTATCTCAGCTCTACAATCGGCGGCGTTTGGTGCTGTCGGTGCAGTCCTAGGTTTAGTAGCAACCTTGCTATTTACTTACGCTGGTAAAGCATCTGTCCCTGACGAGGATTTCAACTCGGCTATAAACCAGGCTATTCAATCGGTTCAATCCGACACGAAAAAAGGCAACAAAAAGTCTTAGTTTAGGTATAGTCTGTTTGCATGACTATTGACCACCAAATAGCCAGCCTTGGCAAAGCCAACCTACTGGGCTACTTTGAACACGCATCCGCTGAGTGGCATGAGGCCCGTAAAGGTGTCGCAGGTTCACTTATTAGTTCCATCATGGGACATAACCCTTGGCGTTCCGCCTACACCGCATATCATGAAGTCCTTGGTTTATTAGATCGCGAATCTGATGGACCTAGCATGGCCATGAAATTGGGTACTGTATTCGAGCAACCAATCAAAGACCTCTGGATTTCAGAGAACAAAGAGTGGTTTATTGCAGCTCACAATACTGGCACTTGGGCGAGTGTAAAACATCCTGACTTCAAAGCTAACCCTGACGCGATTATCGAATGGGCTGATGGAAGTCTTGGGCTACTAGAGATAAAGTTCTCGCGTAACCCGATGAATGAACTACCTATCCATTACTACGACCAGGTGATGTGGTACATGCATGTTCTAGGTTTAGATCGCGGAATACTTGTCGCTTGTGCTAATGGTGAGTTAGTTGAGCATGAGGTCATGTATGACGCTGAGTATGCACAGCAACTTGAGGACGCGGCACTCCGCTGGCTAGATCACATTGCTAAAGGTGTAGTCCCTGACTGGGATGGTTCAACTTCAACTTACGAAACTGTCCGCGAACTCTCTGAGGGAATCTTTGATGGTGACATCGAGTTAGGTGAGTTGTATGAGGAACTGATTGCCGCTAAAGAGAATTACGATGTCGCGAATGACAAGTTCACACTAGCTAAAAGCAAGACTTTGGCTTTGATGAACGGAACCAGAGTTGGACTTTATCAAGGCGGTAAGGTTCTATCACTCCAGTCCAGAGGGACCGGGGGACCATTTATAGTATTCAAGAAAGGATAACAAAATGGCGTTTATGGATGATTATGTGGATGTGGCCGAGAGGCTTCGCATGTTCAAGGAAAAATACCCTAATGGATCACTACAGCAAGAGAGTTTACAATTTATTGACTTCGCTGGTAAAAGTTGGGTGGTTTATACTGCTGCTGCTTATCGGAGTCCTGACGATATTCGTCCTGGGCATGGCACTGCTTGGGAGCCGGTACCTGGTAAAAGTAATTTTACCCGTGATTCCGAAACGTCTAATGCAGAAACTTCGGCGTGGGGTAGAGCGATAATTGCAATTTTGGTTGCCGATGGTGGTAAGCGTATTGCAAGTAAGCAAGAGATACAGGCTAAGGCTCCTGCTACACCTCTGGAGGACTTTATAGCGTTAGCGCACCTAGAATACGAAAAAGGGGACATAGAGGCTCTACGGGGCATTTACAAGCGTGCTAAGGCTACCCGAGGCGTAACTGCTGAACTGCTGACACAAATTGAGGAACTGGCTAAAGGTTTAAAAAAATGAGCGAGTCTGAATTGTCTTTAGGTAAACGACTAGAACGAGAACGCATCATCAACTTACTTACTGCTAATGCAGAGAGATGGATTATAGAGACTAATGGTTTTAGTGAAACTGAACCTCTTATTTATCTTGAAACAGCAATATATCTCATAAATGAGGGTGCAAAGTGAGATGCCCTCCAGCCGAGAGAGGATTCGACCAGAGGGCTACGCCTTTAGGCGTCTAGGAGCAACCACCTGCTCCGAATACAAATACACCAAAAGAGAGAGGAGAGGTCAAGTTTGAGTGCAGAATCATTTACCAGCGTGTTACATCACAGTAAAGCTGTTGGCACCGAAAAGGTTATTCTGATGGCTATTGCTTGGCATATGAGTGATACCTGGCAGGAGGGAGCATGGCCATCTATTCAACGTTTAGCTGCTTACGCCAATGTTTCGGAGAGAACTGTAACTAGATCTATATCGAAACTGGAGGAGTTAGGTGAGCTTGATGTGGACAGGCACAATGGCAGAAGTTATGGAGGGCCTAAAACTAACCGGTATTGGGTTCTGGTGAACTGTCCAGATGACTGTCAGCGTGATGCATGGCACCGCCCTTTAGAGATTCCAATGGTTCAAATTGAGCCTGTGGATAACTTGCGACACACCTGACATCTATGACCGCAATAGGTGACATCTATGACCGCAATAGGTGACATCTGTGACGTCAATAGGTGACACTGTTGTCAGTTAAAAAACAATATAAAAACAATATAAAAACAACTTAATAGTATTAAGAGAAGTCCTGTGGATAACTTAGTATTATTAGATCAAAAGAGAGGACCAGAAATGGCAATCACATTAGTACAAGTAACAATCAGTTCAACATCAAAAGAAGGCACTTATGCCGGGAGAGTATTCAAAGGCTGGGAAACTTACACCATCAACGTCAAAGGCGAACAAATAACAAAAAAGCGTCTATGGACATTCTGGCTAGAATCAGCTGCAGATCTAAACAAAGGTGACGTCGTAGAGTTTCAAGGCGAACTAGGCACCAAGGGAGCACAGCTAGACAAAGATGGCAAAACCTATCTAGTGGTAGAACACACCATCAACAATCCAAGCGTCAAAGTGATTCATAAGTCTCTGCCAGGTATCGAAACAGTTACAGCAGTTGAATCAACTGAACAAAGTCCGTTCTAATGCACATCAGGGTTTATGGCACACCTGCACCGCAAGGTTCAAAGACTGCTATTGTCCGAGGTGGTAAAGCCATCATGTTTGAATCAAGCAAAAAACTCATGCCTTGGCGTGACGCTTGCATCATGGCCAGCAAGATGGCAACCACCGAAGCACCAACACCACTCTTAGGACCGCTAAAAGTACAAGTGACGTTCTACCTAGAGAGACCAAAGTCAACTGTCCGCGATTACCCTAACAATGCTCCAGATGTGGACAAGCTACTTAGGGGAGTGTTCGATTCTTTACAGATCGCCGAAGTGATTATGAACGATGGCCAAATAGTCGATGTGGATGCCTGTAAGTTATGGGCTGATGAAAACCATCCTCCCGGTGCAGTAATAGACATTTCAGGCAAATGATCCGAGAGACTTGCAGCTGTGGAGCCGAGTTTGAAACCGACCATCCAGATCAAGTAGAACTATTGAAACACTGGCGGAGATACCATAAGCATGGCGAAAAAGCCTCCAGCAAGGACTCCAGCACTCTCAGCAACACAGACATAGCCCTAGGATTTCAAGCCATCTACGACCCTTTAGACGATGATAACGATTAGATAACATAGGCGTGTTGCCACTAGACAGCGTCACAGCAAGCAACAAAACTAGTCCTGTAGCAGATAGCTACAAGAGAGGACACAAAATGCAATTCGCACTAGCAGGAGTTCTAATAACCCTAGGGGTATTCCAACTCATAGATCTACAGCAAACCAATCCACAAGCAGGATACTCACTGACCTTTATTGTTATCGGAATGTGGGCTTACCTAATCTGGCAGACCTGGAGGAGCAAAGGACGATGAGTGAACTATTCTTTGCAAGAACCAGCGACCCTGAAACATCACATCTCGCAGCTGCAAACCTAAACCACATGAACATGAAACCCTGTGAGAGCATCATCTACCGGTTACTGAATGGCCGAAACCTAACTGACGAGGAGTTAGTGAACGAATACCAGGCAACCGCACAACTAATCGACCCGAAACTTCAGAGATCACCATCAGCCATCAGAACCCTCAGAGTCAAAATGTATCGCGACGGACTATTGAGAGTAGTTGGTGTTGGAACATCAAGCTCAGGGCACCGCATGCGTATCTGGACAGCATTGGAACTCTAATGACAAAACCATTCACTAAAGCACAATCATTAGACATCGCTGAAAAAGCCGCCATCATCGCCAACACCGCGTTCGGTCTAGGCATGGATGCAGCTAAAACCAGAATCGTAACTTACATCAAAGGCCAACGCTGTATCACCTACAACGACACCGGTGCATGTATACACGACAACTGTTCACTACTAACCGACATCATCGCTTACGCCAACCAGGAGGGAAAACATGAACCATCTATCGAAGCGTGAGCAAGCAGTATTCCTAATGAACTTAGGTATAGCTGTTGGAACCATCATCACAGTCGCTTACCTACTGTTACAACATCAGCAATTAGAGAACTGTTGGAGCAAATACCAAACCGAAGTTGAAGCCATCCGAAATTGTGAAACCAAACCATGAGAGAGACCTTACCTATGACAACATGCAGATGCGACAAACATCCAGGCGATGTGATTGTTACTAAAAAGTTCTTGGAGGAACTACAAGGGTTCATTCAAGTTGCAACCAAAACCAAAACCTATAACATGATTATCCAACATCTAGAAGTCAAAAGAGACATCTACTTTAGCCAATCACTAATCGGTGGAGCCACCTATTTCACACACAAGGTCCGAACCATCGAGGACATCATCAAAGAACTGGAGGAAATGAAATGTCGCTAAACGACAGAGAAGTAGCCACGCTACTAG